GATTGGTAAAATGCGTTTTCCGAATCCACAGTATAATCTGGCGGGAGCAACTTCTTTTGGAACTTTAGATTCGATTTATTATATGGTAACTCCTGAGATGGACGCAAGACTCAGTGTAGATGTTCTCGCATATGCTTTCAATATGGATAAGGCAGAAGTTAATGCGCATAAGATTGTGGTGGATAAGTTTGAGAATCCGAACATTAAAGCGTTTGTCTTTGACATTCGATTCTTTAATGTCCGAGAGCAGTTCCGCGTGATGGGTGAAGCAGATAATCCGATGGGACTTTACTGGAATACGTTCTACACTCTCTCTGAAATGTTCTCTTATTCTCCGTTCTTCCCTGCCATCGCATTAACCACGGAAGAAGTTGGAGTGACTACAGTTTCCACGGGAAATGCGAACGCTAAAAGAGGAGATGAAGTTAAGTTAGTCACGACCGTTACAGGGGGTTCGGGAAATTATGTTCCAAAAGAAGTGGATTATGAAATCAGCGGTCAGAACTCGGTTTACACCAATATGATTCCTGGTTCGAATATTTTGATTATTGGAAATGATGAAACTGCAAGCACCATTACTGTCACCACCACTTCCAGATATAATCCTGATGTGAACGCAACTTCCACTGTTACGATTGCTCAGGAAGGTGCGGCAACTACAAGAAGTGTAAAAAAATAATAGACATTTTTCTAAATAGTGATAAAATAAAAAAAAGATGAGAAGAGGAGGAGTAATATGGAAAAATTTGTAAAATTGCCAAAACAGGCTGCGGTGCAGTCAGAGCCACCTTCCTCTACTCTCCGACTTTATCGTGGAGTACCTCTTGATCCAAGCTATTCTAATGTGCGAGGTATGATTAATAATTCTCAGATTCTTAATTTTTTGGGAAATTATCTGGTAAAAACAATATCTAAAATGTCTGTCATTAAAATGGGTGATGGCTATGTGGATGTTCCTATGAATGAATATGAGACAATGGACTGCAATTATCTTGCTTTTAAGTGCCCAACCTTTGACGATCGTTGGCATTTTGCTTTTATTGTCGGTGCTTATCGTTTGTCGGATCGTAGTTCACGCATTGTTTTTCAAAAAGATGTTTGGAATGAAAATCAGGATTTGATTTCTTTGCGACCTTCTTTTGTGGAACGTATGATCGTTTCAAAATCAAAAGATAAAGTCGGTGCATATACATATCCAGAGGGGTTGGAGCTGGGTGAATATTTACAACAGGATTTGACCACGCTGCCTACTCCTGGAATTGATCGACAATTGGGAATTAAAGCTCTAACAAATTTTAAAGATATAACTTATGAACCCGCTGAAGGAAGAATGGTTAACGGAGTGTATCAAGGTTTGAATCTTGTAAACTTTGGTGACTATAAAGCGGCGAACACTTTTTTAAAATATGCTACAGAAAACAATAAACAGGATGGTGTATTAGCCATATTTATGGTTTCTAATTTTTTTCGTGGTGGAGAAAATTCTACCTATGAACAGACATTGAATCTGAATATGAATTACGGTTCCATGGATGGCTATACTCCAAAAAATAAAAAATTATACACATATCCTTACAGTTTTATCATATTAGATAATAACAGTGGAGCGCAATTGGAATTGCGACATGAATTATTTGAAAATGTCTCGAAAATTTCAATTTCTTATGGAATTGCATTAAATGGAGGTAATCCAATCCTATTTGCATACCCACTGAATTATGCTGGAATGACTGAATGCTACAATTGTATGATTCAGTTCAATCAATATCCAAAGTGTTCCTACACAACGGATTTTTACAAAGCATGGCTTGCGCAAAATGCCAGTGGAATGAATTTACGTATGGCGTTTCGAGGAATTGATACTGCTCAATCCATTGGTCAGGGAGTGGCTCAAATTGGAGCCGCGGTTGCAGGAGGTGCAGCAGGAGCAAGTGGTGGCTCTTCTATGTCCATTGCGCAATCTACTGGAATGGCAGCTAGTGGATCTAGTGGAATTATAAATGCTGGAATTAACCTCGCGAAAGAGGTTCTTTCAATAAATAATGAAAAGAAAGTGGCTCAACTACAACCAGACGCGACAAAACAAACAGCAGGATCAGGCGCGAATGCTGAAATGAATACCTGCTATATATCACTTAGAAAAGCATACTTGAGAAAAGAATACTTAAAGAAAATTGATGACTATTTCAGTGCGTTCGGTTATCATATCGGAGAGATCATACAACCAGATTTGACTTCCCGTCCATGTTGGAATTATGTAAAAATTTTACATGCCAACATTGCGGGGTCGATCGAACATAACGACATGGTAAAGTTGCGACAGATTTTTTCAAATGGAGTAACAATCTGGCACGTAAATGATGTTGGAAACTACAATCTTTCAAATTAAAAAAATAAAGAGAGGATAAGAGTATCGTTTCATGAATTTCAAATACAATCTTTTTTTTATGCCGCTGAATGCGACAATTACCAAACCAGAAGAATTAAAAAGAACGTATTTTCAACTTTATGTTTTACGCTACATGAATATGGCAGCTGCCAGATTTCAATGGAAGGGACTTCCAAAGGAAATATATCCTTTTGCAATTGAGAAGTTTTTATTGACTTCACAAATCATGTTCTTCCAGGATGAAATCACGGGACTATACGCGGTTCTGCCATGTGGAGGAGCTGGACAATTCGATCTCTATGGATTCAGCAACAATCGCTACTCTACAGCGTCTCGCTATATTGAGTTCAAAAGTAAAAAAGATTCGGTGTTACTACAGGACTTTATCATTGACGTTCCGATCATGTACTACATTTATATATATGCTGAGACATTGGCTGAAATGAAAGTAGCGAAAATGACAAATATTAATGCACAGAAAACACCAGTCATCATCAGTGGACCTTCGGACATGGAACTGACCGTGAATAACATTACAAATCAAATCAATAAGAACATTCCGCTACTAAAAATTAAAGACAATATTTTGGACGAAAAAATTAAAATCAATACACTGAACATATCCGCTCCATACGTGGCGGATAAAATAGAACTACAAATGCTAAGAGAAGAAAGTGAACTTCTTGATATTTTAGGCATTGATAACCATGTTGACTCCAAGAATGAACGTCTTGTAGCTAACGAAGTTCTTGGCGGAAAAGGCAAAATGGAAATTTTTCGAAAAAATGGTTTAATGATTCGAGAAAATTTTGCCAAAAAAGTCAACGAAATGTTTGGACTCAATATATCAGTAGAATTCAATACCGAAATTCCAATCCTATTTCAAGAACATGAATCTACACAACAAAACAGTAACGCTGTGGAAGTAAAGAACAACTAACAATTTTCACATTCAGTTTAATTTTATTCATAATGCAAATTTACAGATGATACAAGTGATATACAACCTTTTTGTCTAATACGATTTTTATAAAAATACTCCTATAACATAAAAAAACCAAGAAGAGGTGAATGAATGGCTCAATATACAACTTCCATAGCGGAATATACAACGAACTTCGGTATTTTAAATCCAGAGTTAACTTTGGAACAACAAATGCAACAGGCAATTGATTTCATTTTTGATTTTGAATTTCAATGGGTAAATTCCGACCCGAAAAGCCTGAGCGATTTTCAAGAGCTGTTCATTCTCCATTTTTGGGAACAGGAAATTGGATTTGAAACGATTGGTTTGTTTCGATTGAAATTAAGAGAGACTTTTTTAAGACTTTTTCCAAAATGGAAGAGTTATTACGATGCAATGGAACAGATTTTAACTTTAAGTCAGAATAATCCACTTTTCAATATTTTAGTGACCACAAGTTCTAATAAAGAAATTGAGGAAAATAAATCAGATCAAAACACGTTCGATTCTATGATGAGCTATACTGGAAATGTGCAACACAAACAAAATAATGAGCAAAACTTAGCCGGAAATGATAGAACAACGTTACAGCATGGACGAACCGACACACTTACTCTTGGTGCTACTACGGAAAATCAACAGATCAATTCCGATAATCCACAGACAAATTTTGCTGGAACTGATTATGCTGCTAGTATGACTCGGGGTCAAACCAAAGAAGGTGGACGCAATACTTCGAAAGCAAGTGGTTCGGATATCACTAGCGTGGATTACAGCTCAACCAATACACAAAACAATGCACTAAACGATATTTATGACCGACAAGATAAACACAGTGGAAGAGATGTAGTTGAAACTGATCGCATTCTTAATGATGACACGATCATAAAAGAATCTGGTTATCGTGGAGAAAGTTTATTCAAAGAGTTAGAAAGATATCGTTTATCTTTTAAAAGTGTCTATGAATTAATTCTAGATGACTGTGAACATTTATTTATGGGAGTTTACTCCAATCCTTACATGTCAGGAGGTGCTTGGTAGATGTATCCACCACCATTTTACAATACGATTCCTTTGGCTTATAACGATAGTTTAAGTTATTACCAGAACTTGCTAATCTTTATTGAAAAATTGAATCAGCTGACCAAGGAATTGCATGATTTTGAAACAAACATTGAAAACATTGTCGATGAGAAGATACAAGAGAACTTAGCAGATGTTCTATCAAAAATCGAAGAAACAAAAAATCAACTGGAAGCAGAAATCAATCGTTTAAAAGAAGAGACAGAACTACGTTTTGACAATCTGGAAACGGAACTGGAAGAACGATTCACAGAACTTTCGGTTGAGGTGAATAACCGAATTATTGAACTCACCCAAAACATTAACACACAGATCAATGAACTTTCCATGGAGATGATTGGTGTCAAAAATATGTTTGATATTTACACCGAACAGACCAATCAGAATATTTCAGCAAGATTTGAACAGATTCAAGAAATGATCAACGATCTGATCTCGAACTATAACGGGGATCGAATCACGGTAATTAACCCTGTGTACGGAACTTACACGACACTGAATGTAGCTCTAGATGATCTGCAAAAAGCTTCTACCTGGAATCAGGGACTCACCGCTTTGGAATATCGGAACTTACAATTGACTGCAAAAGAATATCGGGACATGAATATTACGGCATTCATGTATCGATACAAAGGAAGAGATTTATTCTTTGATCGTTTATTCTTGGGCTCTATTTATCAAAAGATAGATGAGATCGAAAGAAGAGTAAATCTAAAACTTACTGAGATCGAAAATATTGTGAACACGAATTTATTTGTCTATGATCCTTGGACTGGCGAAAGAAATTCACTATACAATATTGTGTTAAAGTTGGTTGATCTTCATAAAAATGCTCTTACCGCGGAAGAATATGATAACTTACAGATAACTGCGGAAGAGTATGACGCAAAACAGTTGAGCGCTGAACAATATGATTTTGAAGCAAAAAAACTTTATTGGGAGACTTTGATAAACTGAGAAATTATAATTCTAAAATATTCAATGTTTCACGTGAAACATTTTTTTAAATAAATCAAGCATCTAAAATAAATCAGGAGGTAGATTTTTGAGAGAAACTAGCAATATCTTACTTGATACTTATGAAGCTGCTGATAAAACAAGCTGGCTAACTACCTATAACGAAAACTTAGAAAAGGTAGATCAGTTTGCTGGAACTGCAAATACCAGGATTCAGCAAAATGAAACAAATATCACGAATATTAACAACGAGATTGAGTTGATTAAGACGAACATTGCAACGTTGAGCGAAGAGGGCACAGGTAATACAAGTTCCATTAGTCAGTTACAGAGTTCTATTAATGATTTGAATGTAAATGTCGAAGCGAATACGGCTAAGAATAATTTGCAGGATCAG